CGATGCCCATCGCCTGGTACGCTTCCTGCATCCCGATACTTTTCACCGTGCACGGGACCGTGCGCTTATTCTCTGCCGGTTCGGTTCCGACGCCTGCCGCTGCCGGGTTGACCTGGATCAGGTCCACCACGTTAGCTTTCATCATGGCTGTCGTCCTCCCCGTAGTCCGTATACTCTGCAGCGTGCATCAGCTGCACCTTCTGCATGTCGTAGGCGTCAGCCAATTGCTGATAGTTCGGCGGGTTCCCGAAACGCATCTGGGCGTAAGTGATCACCGCCCGCATCGCCAGGGGATCCGTCAGCGTGCTCAGGTCCGTCACCGTGTCAGATGTCGATACGGTGAAGGTCACCGTGCCGGGCAGCTCCACCCCCGCGATCCGCAGGTCATTGGCCCCGGCCATCAGCAGGCTGGCGATTTCGCTGTCGTAATAGGTCGATGTCACCCGCAGCGCCTTTTTTGCTTCACTCAGCATTTGGTTTTCACCTCATTCATCTCAGATCCGCGTCCCCGATCTTCTGGCGAAACGCCTGGAATACGCGGTCATCCACGATCATCGTGCCCTTGTGCCCAACCTGGACCTTCGGGTCTACCCAGATCCGGTAGCCGCAGCCCCTCGCCCTGATGCAGAAGCTCAGGTCCTCGCCGTATCCCGGCAGGGGCGCAAACAGTTCACTGTACTTGTCCTGGACAGCCTGAATCACTTCGGTCTTCATCAGGATGCAGCCGAAGCCGCAGCCCTCCACCTCGAAAAGCCCGTCCCGGGGATAATCCACCAGGCACTCGCTCTCATTCTCGAAGGCCGTCAGCCCCTGGCGGAGCTTTGACCACAGCACCGGCTTATACGGTTCCCGCCGCATGTGGCACACGCCGGCGACGATGTCTTTCTTTTCGTCCTCCATGTCCCGCATCAGGTCGATCAGGAGGTTGGACGGGAAGATCATGTCGCTGTCGATCCACAGCACATAGTCCGCTTTTTCCTCCAGCGCGTGCAGCGCCAGGTCGTTCCTGGCCTTGTACACCAGGCTCCCAGGCAGGTATGCCACATACATCTGTCCGACCCGGCCGTTCAGGCACAGGTTGTTCAGGCTTTTGGAAAATTCAGTTTGTACAGTTTCCCCGCAGGGTATCGCGATCATCGTTTTCATTTTTTCCCCTTTTCTCCCCCTTAACACAGAAAGCGCCCGGGCGGGGAAAGGGGGTACCCCGCCCAGGCATATCCTCAGGCCGTCGCCCTCAGACCGTTATCAGACCGTGGTGCTGACCAGGCGCACGATGGCGTCGGTCTTCGCGGGTTTGGAGTCAAACACGGCGATACCGCGGTACAGGATGGAGTTGCTGGTGAAGCCGGCGCTCTCGTCGCGGTCCACATGGATATCCTCGGGCAGGTTGCCGACCACATCGGTCCATTTGCCCAGGTAAACTTCATCCTTGTCCTTGCCGACATAGTCGTCCACGATGACGGGATAGCCCATCAGGCGGCCGCCGACGCCGGTGATCGTGTCAGGCACGAAGATCGGATTGCCGGTGCTGTCCACGATCTGGGCAACCTTGCCGTACAGGGTCTTCTTGTTGATCAAGAACTTCGCCTCAGCGTCATAGGCGGCGGGCAGCAGGGCGATCAGGTCGCACACATCGCCATAGCCGTAATCGGCCTTGACGACCTGGTTGGTGTTAGTCCAGGTGATGGCGGTGATGCCGTTGGTGCCGTCGTTCAGGATATAGTTGTCGATGGCGCGGGCGATGTCGCCGGCGAGCATCTCAACCAGCCAGCCCTCGAAAGCGTCCACGCTCATCAGCTTCGCGGTCCGGGAGATCTGGATGATCTTCATGAACTCGAAGCCGCCCAGGGTGACGTTCACGATGGTGTCTTCAGCGGCCGCAATGGCGCTGTTCTCAGTGTGCTTGCTGTTGGCAGTGTTACGGACACCTTCAGCCACGAACTTCAGGTTGCCGGCCACGCGGAGCAGGGTGATCTCGCTCAGCATCGGGGCCAGTTTCTTCATTTTCTCGAAGAACTTTTCGGAAGTAATTTCCGGGACGGCGTTGTTGTCATCCACAGACGCATAAGCGCGGGCTTCGGTCTCGTCCAGGGTGCCCTGCAGGTTCTTCAGCCACAGGTTACGATACTCAACAGAATTTCTTTCCATGCGTTTTTCCTCGACTTTCTCTTCAATAATTTTTTCGCCGGTCATTTCGGCGGCTTCTTCGGCCTTCCGGGCTTCCTCCGCCGCGGCGGCCTTCCGGGCTTCCAGCTTCGCGTCAATCGCCTGGATCTCCGTCATCCGGCCCTCCAGATCTTCGGTGCTCAGCGCGTCCCGGGTTTCAGGGGTGTCCAGCTCGCCCAGCAGTTCGGCCTTCCTGGCTTCCAGCTGTTCGGCGTTCATTTCGGTCAGATTCATGCTTCACTGACCTCCTTCTTGTAGTTTTCCAGCCACTCAAGTACCGCCGTCCGGCGGGCCTCGTCGGCTTCCCTGGCACGTTCCTCTTCCAGCTGCTTCCTTGCGCTCTCCAGCGAGGATTTCACGCTCTCCAGCGCGTCACCTTCGGAAGCGGCCTGTACGGATGTGCCTGGATACGCCGGGAAGGCTACCAGAGAACACTCGAAGATCCGCCCGAAGCCGGTGATCCGGCGGAGCGGTTTCTCACTGTCCAGCTCTTCCCAGTGCTCACTATTCACAGTGAAGGCGAACGACATTCCGGAAAGGTCGCCACGTTTCACCGCTGAATATGCTTCTTTTGCCTTCGGATTGTTCGCAACGTCCAGCGCGGCCCGCATGAAGACGCCGTCATCGGCCGCCGTCAGCTGCATCGTGCCGTTCCCGTTGTTCCGCCGGCTGTGGGCCAGCGGGATACTCCCGAAGTCATGCCCGACCATCAGGGCGACATCCCGGAGCATCTTTTCATCGCTCACGGTGGACGGGTCAATGACCTCGCGCCACTCGCCCATATCGGTCTCCTGGTTGAACACGATCGGGTAGCCCTCGATGTAGGCCACCTGTTCGTCTTCCTGTTCCGTCCGAAGCTCAATCGGAGCAAAACGGACTTCCCTCTTATTCATCCTTTTCGTCCTCCTCGTTTTCGTCGGCGTTGCTGTCCTGCACGTCCTTGTACTCGCCGCGGATCGGCGTGTACTGGCCCTTGCCGTCAGGCAGCGGCGCGTAGTTGAACAGCTCGCGGATCTCGTCGATTGTCAGCACACCGCGGTCGCCCAGCTGCTGGGCCATCTGGATCTTCGTGTTGGCGCTCATGTACTGCAGCCGGTTGGCGGTGAACAGGATCCGGTTCCCGCCGTTCCGCTCCCGCTCCGTGAAGGTCATCCGGGTCAGGCCGTCCGACAGTTTGATGGCGAATATCTCCGTGGCGCCATTGAAAAAGGCGTCGAGCTCGTCGCCCGTCGCCTCGTTGCGGATCACCTTTTCACTGATGCCGAAGTAATCGCAGACATTTTCCTTGATCTGCTTCATCTGGTCGGCGTCTACCTTATAGCCTTCCTGTTTCAGCTGCTGGACGTTCGTGAACTGGTTGCCGAACAGGAGAAGCCCGCCGCCTCCGGTCTGGAAATTGTTCTTGTCGAACCGCTCCCGTTCTTTCCGCAAGTCCTCATCAAAGGCCTTGCCCGTCAGCTGAGCCATGAACCGGTAGGTGGCGCCGTTCTTCACGCCTTCCATGATGCCCTGGTTGACCATGTTTACCAGTTCCATCGTCGGGACCAGGGGCGTGTTGACGTCGCCGAAAAAGTCCTTCTTCAGCTGGTGCCTGGAGATGATCGCGCACCGGCGAAGCGCCACGCTCCGGTTCTGCCCGTTCAGAAACAGGTATTTCAGGTACGGCTCCCCGCCACGGTCCACCACTTCACAGCTGGACGGCAGCGCCGGGAAGAATCCGGCAACCTCGCCCATCTCGTCCAGGATCGGCACGATGAACAGGTTGTTCTGAACCATGTAAATGTTTGAACACCGCTCCAGGAACTGTGGCCAGGTGTACCACGGATTCGGGGCTGTCTTCGTCACCGTCCACAGCTTCATCCGGGCCGTACCTTCCATCCGGTACTGTAGTTTCGCCGCGTGCCGGGCGTGGGCGTCCACCGCAGCCCTCACCAGTTCGCTTTCATAGATCTGACCGTCCCAGCTCCGGAAAACCGGCTGGTACGCCGTCAAGGTTTGGTAAACCGTCTCGCTCGCCGGCGCCTGCTTCGGCCTCCCGAAGATCCGGTCAATCAGTCCCATGTCTGTCACCTCTCATTGCTCAGCTGAGCACTGTAGTCCTCATAATAGTTATGTCTCATGCAGATCGCGTCCGACAGCGCGGCCATGCCGTCAATATGCTGTTTCGCGCTCATCTTGATCAGCCGGCGCCGGTTCGTTCCCTCTTCAAACTTGAGGGCCGCATCCAGCATGTGCACCTTCATCAGATCGTTATCATTGATGCACCGCAGCCTGCCGTCCTTGATCATGCCCTCCATGTCGATCAACACGCCGGTCAGGTTGCTTCCCTGGCTGACGCTCTCCATGTCGAAGCCGTCTGCTTCCATGTCCTGCACCAAGTACGCCGCGCTGTATCGGTCATACCCGACCTTCAGCGGCAGGATCTCATAGTCGTGTTCCAGCATCCGAAACCAGTTGTGGACGTCGTGATAGTCCACCGTGTTCTCCCCGCTGATCGTCAGGAGCCCCCGCTGGGCGTAGATGCGATACGGAAGCCCGTCCCGCTGCGTCGCTTCCTCGACCTTGTTCGCCGGCATGAAGAACTGCGTCGCAAACCAGCTGACCCCGTCCTTTTCGACCACGATCACCGCAGCCGTCAGGTCGACCGCTAATGAAAGGTCGATCCCGCCAAGCGCGTACGTGTGCCGGAAGTCTTCTAAGGTCAGATCGTTCCCGAAGCACTTCTTCACGTCCTGAGCCGTCAACCACGCCTGGCTGCTGTTCTGCTTGATGTTGCAGTACTTAGTAAGGAACTCGACTTTCTTGCTCAGGCTCTCCCTGGCTGTATCGATTTCCTTTAGGATGAACTTGACGCTGACACTCTCGCCCAGGCCCGGCAGGCTCTTCCGGAGCTCGTTGATGTCATCCCACTTGTCCACGTCTTCGATGGTGTACAGGATCGGAAGGAAATGCTCTTCCTTGCTGTTTCCCATCAAAAAAGCCGTCCCTCTTCGGAACAGCTCATCGTAGATGCCGTCGTTTTCGTAGCCGGCGGAACTGATCATGATCCCGAACGGTTCCACACGGGCGCCGGTACCGGAAACCATGACCTCCCATTGTTTGAGGCCCCTGTCACCGACCCAGCTGCTGCCTTCATCGCCGACCCAGCTCATCGGTCCGTAACCGTCACTTTTTTTGTCAGCGAACGGCAGCTTCTGGACTGTTGTGTTTGATTCTTTAATGTACAGTCCGCGGGTCCTGGTGCTCTTCGTCTTTTTCTGCAACGACGGCTCATGGTTCACATTGAACTCAAGCGCTGAGAAGGCCAAATCCGCCTGCGCCAATTTGGGGGCAAGAAAATAGATTTCGGATCCATACTCGCCGCCAACATAGGCAAAATATGTCTCAATACCGGCAGCCATAAGCGTTTTGCCGCACTTCCTGCCGACAACGAACATACATTCAGTAAACTGCCTGATCCCATCAGCATCCACGATGCCGAACATCAAACTGAGTGCCGCCTTTTGCCACAGGCTCAACTTAATCAGCCCGGGAGCAAGTTCCCCTTTGTAGTGGTGGCACCTTTTCTCAATAAAGTTGATTACCGAACTTGCCCGTTTTTGTTCAAACTTCCACCGGCCGCTCTCCAGCCCATCTATAATCATTTCGTACAGCATCCGAATCCACTTTCCGACTGTGATGCTGCCGTCCTGGATCTTCTGGTAGTACGCGTAGATCGCGTTCTCGTCGTTCATATTCTGAACTCACTCAGATCGTCTTCTTCGTCCGTGTCCTCTGCCGGGATCATGTCGTTCAGCTGCTTAATGATGCTCTGATAGCTTTTGTCCGTCGCGGTGAACGTTCTGGACGCCGGTCGCTCCCGTTCATACGGATCCGTTTTGTCGGACTGGGTGAACCATTCCGTCTCGCCCTTCTCTTCGATCTCCGCCCACAGTTTGTCAAGCCGTACCCGCAGCCGGGCCGCCTGGATGATCAAGCCCTGAGCCAGGGCGAACTGTTTCGGGGGCAGACCTTTGTAAATTCCCGTCAGTCTTTCCACTTCAAGTTGTTCCGGACTCTTTTTCATGGTAAATCTGCCTCCTTTCTTCCAAGTTCGCTCAGATCCGAATAAGGTAGGGGGTCACGCGAAAAATGGGAGCTTTTTTTGAAACTTCACCCCGGCCCTGCCGCCGCGGCGATTTTTGCGCGGACCCAGGGGGAGGTCATAAGGAAACGTGCCCGAGCGCGTCGCAGCGCCAGCGTTTCCTCTTGTGTTGCTCCTGATGGCAAGCCTCACACAGCGCCATCAGGTTCGACCTGTCCAGCGTGATGTGAGGATCATCGACCGTCTCCGGCGTGATTGGTTTCACATGGTGGACATTGGTCGCAGGCTCGATCAGCCCTTTGCTTAGGCATACCTGGCACAATCCATTATGTTCCTTCAGCACGGCGTCCCGTGCCTTTCTCCAGGCCCGTGTTGTGTAGAATCGTTCGATTGCTTCATCATGATGCACTCCTGGACCCACCTCGCCATCAATGGAGCGCTACCCACAGCCGGGAAGGAGTCGGCCCTGCTGTCCCCTCTAATTGTGAGCAAATGAAAACGGCCAGCTGTCCACACTGGCCGTCATATCAGGAAGGAATCGGAAACGAAGATGGCTATATGCTATCCTTTTCCGCTTACAGCATAGCACATAAGTTTACTGAAATTCACTGAAAAAGTTTACTTTGCTACCTTATCAGGGTACCGTCTGGCCAGCTGATCCTCCGCCCTGGACAGGTAATAGTACACAGATCTGTCCGTCCGGTGGATGGCTTCGGCGATATCCTCCGGGCTGTAGCATTCAATGTAGCGTAAACGCATCACGGCCCGGTCGTCAGGATTGTCCAGTGTGTCGATCAGTGGATCCAGTTCGTGCTGCATGTCTTCGAGCTCGCCCAGCGTTTCCTTGTACGCCTGTTTGATCTCGTCAATTTTAATCACACCGTCAGCCACCTGATCATGACCGCCTCCACCGTGCGGCATCCCCGTCAGCACGGACGTGATCTTCGTCGCCTTTGCCATTTCCTTTTCAACTCTCCACCGCGCCTTGATCGTGTACCGCATCAGCTGGCGCATCCGGTACAGGTTTATCATGTTCTCACCTCCAGTTGACAGGTTTCCCGCAGTACCAACAGAACCGGCACTTGTACCTATGAGAAAAATCAATCAATGGCATTTTGCAGTTCCCGCAAATAGCCTCACCTTTTTTGATCACTCTCCGGACCAGCTGCTGGTCAGCGGTTTCCACCTGGGTCACCTTTGCTTTCTTCTCTGCCATGTTATCCCTCCATTCATATTGCTAAGGTTGCGCCGGGCCGGAGTTGAACCGGCCGACAGTGTGCACGCGGACCGGGATTTATGGGGAGCGAACCCATCCTTTCTTTCTCCCGGCTTCCGACCTGTCCCGCCCGGCGGCGCTTAAGCTACCTTTCACGCTCATATACCTCCGTCTGGCTGCCGGGCCTCAGATAGTTGTAGTAGTAAAATGGACCTTCCTCGATGATGTAGATCTTCGGGTTCTTCCACATCAGTTCATTAACAAATGGTACGTCGCTGGTACGTTCCTCATCTGAAAACCGTGTATTCCCGATAAAGCTCCGCCGGTATGCTTTTGACCAGGGTGCAATATTGATCTTGTACTTCTTATGGTCCCAGATGTACCGGCCCAGCTTGTCGAACGGCCAGATGAAGGAAAACGGCATGATGTCCGCGTCGGTGTTGATTGCGTAATGATGGACTTTTTCCAGGACGTCGTTCCTGATCCACCAGTCGTCGTCATCCAGGAACATCACCCACTCGCCTTCCGCTGCATCGAGTCCCGCGTTCCTGGCTAATCCGTCCCGGCCGTAATGTGTAACGATCTCCACATCAGCGTAGCCCATCGCAACCTTAGCAGTGTTGTCGGTGCAGTTATCCAATACCACAATCAGCTCGTAATCCGTGAACGTCTGCAGTTTGACAGAGTGCAGGCAGTTTCGGATATGGTTCTCCGCATTGTGAGCTGGCACTATTATCGAGAAAAACGGATTACTCATATAACAAGATCCTCCTGTAGTATTCAGTTAAATCTCCGGAGTCCTCGCTCATTAGAATCGGCACGGCTTCTGCAATTTTATCAAGAGGCCAATCCCACCAATGAGTCCCGAACACATGTGACGCGTTCCACCTGGTTCCTATCGGCCGCGCTGGCACTCCGGCAACAACTGAATACGGCATTATGTCCTTGGGTACCACCGCGCCGTTCCCGATCACGGCCCCGTCGCCGATCGTTACCCCGCTCAGGATCGTCACGTTGTCAGCGATCCAGACATCGTTCCCGATGATCACATCGCCCTTCGTCGCCGAGCATTCCCCATCAATGCCAGGGTACTGATCCTTCAGGAGCACGTTAAACGGGTAAGTCGTCAACCAGTCCGTGTGATGATTCCCGCCCATGTAGATATGCACGTTGGCCCCAATACTGCAGAACTTGCCGATCTTCAGCTTCGTGTCCTCGCCCCAGGTGTGGATCAGCGGCATCCCATAAGTGAAGTCCCCGATCTCGACCCGCGCCGGATCAAATCTTGCGTACTGGGCGCGGAGGCGTGTACGTAGTTGTTCAAGGGCTTGTACTTTGTCCAATGTTTTCACCTCTCTTTTAAATCCCGGATGCCGATCTCTGTCGGTGCTTAATCCGGGCTGTCATCTGTTCAATAGCAATAACATATGGTTTTCAGCTTCCTCCAGCGTTTTATATGGTGTTTCCTTTTTTCCCTGAATAACAACAAACTTCCGTCCACGCTTTTCGATCTCTGCACTTACGCCCCACAAACCATATCTTATTATCCTGGTTTCTCCATCTGGGCCTGCTTCGATCCTGTCCGATAGTCTTGTAAGCATAAAATCACCTCTTTTCAGTCGTGCGGGTGCTAACCGGGTGCTTACAGGGTGCTAACGTTTCCCGGGTTAGCACCCGGCGCTATCCATTGATCCGTAACGGTTCCGACCTGGTCGGGTGCTAAGGTGCTAAGAGGTTGCCGTTGTCCTTATGTAAAAAATAATTTTTACTCTCTTTAAAAAAATCACTAAAAAGCAAGCATGTATGTTAGCACCTTAGCACCCGGTGGTCTGTTAGCCTTGAATTATTAGGCTTCGAGGCGGGTGCTAACGTTCGATTTGTTAGCACCCTCTTAGCACCCTGTTAGCACCCGAAGTCATAAAAATTGCTTCCGTGGGATCGCCTGACCGTCGCTCCGGACTCTTTACAGCATCGTTCCGTGAACTGTTTCCTCACCAGCGGACTCTGATATCCTTCAGCGCTCGCCCATGACCGGAACTCTTCGTATACGTCCGACGTCTTTTTCCCGTCCAGGAAGGCTTTCCAGTCATAATCATCCGAAATCGTATCGGCCATGAAGCTGATGAACTGGTCGCTTTCCTCCATAATCTGGGTGATCACGCGCTTCGATTCTTCCGATACCGTGAACGTCAGGTTCCTGCTGAGGACTTTCCGCATCCCGTCGATAGCCAGCTTCAGGAAGGCTTCCTTGTTTTCTTCCGTTGTCAGCTTCTCGATCAAGGCAGTATCTTTTTCCTCGTCGCTGTATACCCTGTTAAATCCGATCATCAGCATCTTCTTGGCCGTTGCGTCGTTATCGTCCCGGAAGCGCGGGATCTTATTGAAAACGAATACCATCCTGGACTCGATCTTCACGGTAAACCGATTCTGGTAAAGCAGTTTCACCTGCATCTCATCGCCCTGGATGATCCGGCGGAGGTTTGACAGATCCGTTGTAAACTTGCTGGATCCATCGTCAACAATATTCACCGGCTTGTCGATCAGTTCGGCAATAGCGTTTGAATCTTTCAGGTTCTGTATAGGTGTACTGCCGACATTGTCTTCCCCTACAACTTCCCGGAGCATCCGGAGGAAAGTAGACTTTCCTGTATCTGCTTTTCCTTCGATAGCCCACCATTTTTTGATCGGCTTATCGGAGTAGAAGCAGCAGCCGGCAAGCTCGTACAGCATCTGTTTCTTCACTTCATCGCCCTGGCACCAGTCCGTGATGATTCCATCGACAAAAGTCGTGTCCGCTTCCGGGTTATAATTCACGTCGAAATACCGGAAGATCGGAACATCATGCTGGCTGTAAGGAAAGAACTCTTCTGTCCGCCAGTTCATGATCCCGTTTTTAAATCCTACGTAGTACGAATCAAACTTCAGATTTTCATCACGTTGTAAGGACCTGATCATCGTCTGGGCCGCCTTCTGCTTCTCCGGTTCCATTCCCCGGACCGCGATCAGTTCAAAGTTAATGAACACATCGCTGAGCAGTTTGTAATACTTCCCGTCCACGATTCGATACAGCGCTTTCCCGAATTGCTGGACTTTCGCCGTATCTCTCAGATCCATGACAAGCTCCCGGTATTCGCCTCCTTTTTTCGCCTTCTTTTCGTTCTCTTTCGCAAAACCGGTCTTTTCCTCGAAGGTTTTCTGGCTCAGAAACTTCTGAAACTCATCTTCCGGCAGCGGTTCGTCGAAAATGAACTGGTTAATGATCGTAAACAACCGGTCATACTCTTTTTTTGAAATGTTCGCCAGTACATTGAATGGCGTCTTGCTGGCAGAGTTTTTTGACCGCCTGCAGTTGGAAGTGTTCCATTTAAATAAGGTTTCGTCCCGGCTCCCCTGGGAAAGTCCGACAATGCTCACATAATCCTGGTCGTTCGGTTTGATCACCTTGTCGCTTTTCGGGTAAAGCCACCGCGGGATGGATTGAACTCTTTCAGGGTCCAGTATCACTTCCCGCTCTTTCCCGTTGCTTTTCAGCACCTCATACGAGCAATTGATTCCGTACTTGTAATCGGCGATCAGTCCTATGGCTGTTTCCACATGGTTATGATTCATCAGCGGATCATTACAGTAAAACGTGAAGTGCATACCGCGCCGTGTTTTCGTGATCCTGCATTTAATATCAAATGCTTCGATAATCCTTTTCAGGCGTTCGGCGTGTCCGCTGTCGTCCAGATCTACCAGGACCACGTTCTCATTCAGCACGCCGGCATAGGCATCGTACTTCCTGGCTTCTTCCAGGCTCAGGAGAGGCTCCCCTTCCTTGAACGGTTGAGCGGCGGTTTTGTCGTTGTTGCACCTTATGTATCCGCGATACAGTCCGTCATCCATCTAACCACCTCTGCAATCCGAAATCCATCAGCCGGTTCCTGGCCACTTCAACGTAATAATCCTTGTCGATTGATTCGATACTGAACCTATGCAGCATATAATCCTGCAGGTTTTCGTCGTTCAGGTCACCGAAGACAATTGCCGCGCTTTCCGGCGTGTTCGCGTACTTCTCGTGGGTGCCTTCCCGGCTCTTGGCCTTTGAAATGATCTCACCGTCCACAACTGCAAACACCCGGAAACACTTATGGTTCTTGATCTCATGCGCTCCCAGATATACATGGCTGTATCTGTTTGACAGTTTCACAATCTTCTGGAACTTGATCAGGTCATTATTGTTTCGGATATAATCTTCCATCGCCCGGAAACTCATTTTCCGGAGGCCTTCACGGACCGCTTCGTTCACGATGCTCAGATCGTTGTCCAGTTCGCTGTTAAATTTCACATAGGCCCCTTTGGCCTCTTCCTTCCCGTTGTCGAACCGGATCAGATAGTTGTTCACGTCCTTCTGCCAGATCTCTGAAACTTCGTCAAAAGACAAGCCCATCTTCGTTTCCTTTTCCCACTGATGACAGATCGCTTCCACTTTGGACCGATCCCGGCCCGTGCAGTCGACAATGATACCGTCTGTGTTGGACTGAATCAGGTCGCAGGTCCCTTCCAGCATTTCCAGGAGCATCAGCAGCATGAGCTGACCGTTGATGCAGACGTCATGGTTCCTCTGAGGGTCATAGGCTTTTGAAAACTCCTGGTTCGTGATCCCAAACGTACTGTTCAGGATGATCTTGTACGGGGCCTGTTCGTCCTTCTTCCCTGCCTTCTTCAGCTCCACCCGCTTGTTGTAGATCTCCGTGAAAAGCTCCGGCTCTTTGCTCTGCCGTGTCAGCAGGTTGTGCTGGATCATGATCGACGGATAGTAGGATGTCACGTCAATATGCAGCAGCTGTCCCTTCCTGTGGCACCGTTTGATGGCGCCGTGTATACCCCCAAGAGCAAATGTATGTGGAACACCTGAGATAATG